TTTTGAAGATCAAGACGTTGAAACTGTAGAGGAAGATGTCGAGGAAGTTGCAGAGGCTGTTGCTCCTGCTGCTAAGGCAACCATCTCTAAGTCTGAACTCATGTCTAAACTAGTTGGATATGCTTCAAAGATGAACAAAGACACACTTGCTGCTGCAATTGATATGATGGGTGTTAAAGACCCTGATGAGATTGCTGCTGGTGACAAAGCTGCTGCTGATATTGGCGACATGTCTGCTAAGAACATGGCTTCAATTGGTTCTGCTGGTAAGTCTGGCGAAGCAATGCAGTCAGTTAAGGAAGATTTAGCACTAGTTTTCGGTGCTGAAGCCCTTTCTGAAGAATTTAAGGATAAGGCAACTACAATTTTCGAAGCTGCTGTCACCTCTCGTGTTGATATGCTTCGTGTTGAAATTGAGGAAGAAGCTGAAAAGAATCTCTCAGAAGCTATTGAAGAATTCAAAGTTGAATCAGAAGAGAATCTTAATAAGTATCTCGATTATGTTGTTGAGCAGTGGATGGAAGAAAACCGTCTTGCTATTGAAAGCGGCATCCGTGCTGAAGTTACTGAATCCTTCATTGAAGGTCTAAAGAATGTATTTGTTGAACATTACATTGAAGTTCCAGAAGGAAAAGAAGATGTAATCGAATCACTTGCTTCTAAAGTTGAAGAACTAGAAACCAAGCTAAATGAATCTCATGAAGCTAATATTAAGCTCCGTGAATCTATGGAAGCACAGGAAGTAGAAAAAGTTTCTGCTGAAATGGTTGAAGGTCTAACTGAAACTCAGAAAGACAAGTTCAAAGCTCTCATGGAAGGTATTTCATACTCTTCTGCTGAAGAGTTTGCAAAAAAGGCTTCCACTATTAAGGAAACATACTTCGGTGCTAAGAAGGCAGTTTCCGTAAAGGAAGATCAGCTTCTCAGTGAAGAAGTTGAAGAAGAAGCACCTGCCAAGAAGGTCGATCCTTCTATGGAAAAGTATGTAAACGCACTTTCTAGAACTCTAGCAAATTATAAATAATATAATAAAAAATACTGTAAAGGAGAAAAAAATGCAGATAGTAAATGAACAGCTAGTATCCAAGTGGAAGGCAGTCATCGAGCATGAAGACCTTGTCCCCATTAAGGATTCCCATAAGCGTATGGTTACCGCTCAGCTTCTTGAGAACACAGAGCGTGCCATCTCTGAGCAGCAGGCTTTTGCCCCTCAGTCTCTACTAAGCGAAACACCAGTTAACAATGCTGGTGACGGTGTTGTACAGAACTATGATCCAGTTCTAATCAGCCTCGTTCGTCGTGCAATGCCTAACCTCGTTGCTTACGATATCTGCGGCGTTCAGCCAATGACTGGTCCAACTGGTCTAATCTTCGCCATGCGTTCACACTATGGCAACCAGACTGGTACAGAAGCCTTCTACAACGAAGCAAACACTGAATTTGCTACTGTTGTTGCTGGCAACACCACACTAGGCGAAGCACAGACAGGTGGTAACACCACTGTTGCTGTTTCTGGTAACTCAGCAATTTATAACTTTGGTGGCGGTATGTCACTAGCAACTGCTGAAGGTGCTTCAAACACAACTAACGGTTTTGCTGAAATGGCCTTCTCAATCGACAAGGTTTCCGTAACTGCTAAGTCACGTGCCCTAAAGGCAGAGTACACCATGGAACTAGCACAGGACCTAAAGGCAATCCATGGTCTAGATGCTGAATCCGAGCTCGCCAACATTCTTCAGTCAGAAATTCTTGCTGAAATCAACCGTGAAGTAATTCGTACTGTTAACCTAACAGCTACTCCCGGTGCTACTGTTGGTACAACAAATTCTGGTACTTTTGATCTTGACACAGACGCCAATGGCCGCTGGTCAGTTGAAAAGTTCAAGGGTCTAATGTTCCAGGTAGAACGTGATTCTAACGCAATTGCCAAGGCAACTCGTCGTGGTAAGGGCAACGTCATTATCTGTTCTTCAGACGTTGCTTCTGCTCTACAGATGGCTGGTGTTCTTGATTACGCTCCTGCTCTTAACAGCAACAACCTTCAGGTTGATGACACTGGCAACACATTCGCTGGTGTTCTAAATGGTCGTACTCGTGTTTACATCGATCCATATGCTTCCGGTGATTATATGACCGTTGGCTATAAGGGCGCAAACGCATTCGATGCTGGTCTATTCTACTGCCCATACGTTCCACTACAGATGGTTCGTGCAGTTGGTCAGGACACATTCCAGCCAAAGATCGGCTTCAAGACCCGCTACGGTGTTGTTGCTAACCCATTCTCACGTGGTGCTGTTGCTTCTGACGGTTCACTCGTGCAGAACGTAAACGTCTACTATCGTCGCATTCTTGTCGCAAATCTTATGTAATAATAAGAATCCAGATTAACTGGACAGAGAGGGGGCTTCGGTCCCCTCTTTTTTTATATTATAAATATGTGATAAGGAGTTATATATGCCAGCATTAAACAATCAACCGGATAATTTAAATTTCTTATCGCCACTTGGGTTTAGATTCTTTTTCAAAAGATCGCCCAATGTGAATTTCTTTCTTACAGAAGCTGGTGTTCCTTCCTTGAGTGTAGAACCTATTCCAATTAGGACTCCATTTCAGACATTAAATGTTCCTGGAAGTGGCGTTATTAATTATGGTGATTTTGATATTACATTTAAAGTAGATGAAGATATGCGCAATTATCAAGAAATATATGATTGGATAATTGCTAATGCTGCGCCAGAAAGATTTTCTCAACACTCTGTTGTTAGAGATGCGCCTATAGTATCTGGTGCTGGCATTCATTCTGACGCTACTTTAACAATACTAAATAGTGCGTATAGACCAAATATTGAATATCAATTTCAAAGAATGTTTCCTATCAGTTTATCAAATCTTAGATTTTCTACAGCAGAAACAGATGTAGAATATATTACTGCACAAGCATCTTTTAAATTTGAAATCATGACAATTAATAGATTGACTTAGTATCGATTTAATGTTATATTATAAGATGTTTATGTGGAGATAGAAATGAAGATAGAAGAAATATTCGATTTATGGTCTAATGACAGTGTAATTGATATAACAAATATTAGTCAAGCATCTACTGATGTTCCAAAATTACACTTTAAATATTACAAGATTTTCTCTGAAGAGAGATTACTTCTTCGTAAGTATATTGAAGAAAAAAAGCAATTGATACTACTAAAGTCTGAATACTATAAAGGTGAATTATCTCATGAAGAATTACAAGATAATGGTTGGGAACCTTTTCTAAAGAGACTTCTCAAATCAGATGTACCACAATACATAGATGCAGATTCAGATATAATCAAGTTAAATTTAAAGATTGCTTTGCAGCAAGAGAAAGTAGATTTACTAGAATCTATATTAAAGACTGTAGCAAATAGAACATTTCAAGTAAAAAATTATATTGATCATGAAAGATTCAGGACAGGTGGATAAAGTTAACATTACCAAAGTGAATGAAGTTTATATTAGAGTAGATTGTGATCCATCTATTGCTATGGAGATATCTGATCTTTTCACATTCACTGTTCCATCTGCTAAGTTTCATCCATCATATAAAGCTAAGTTCTGGGATGGAAAGATAAGATTATTCAATGTTAACACCAAACTCCTGTATCGTGGTCTATTAGATAATCTTGTAAGTAATTTAGAATCAAGAAACTATATTTCAACAATTGACAAATCATTATACCAAAACCAGAATATCAAGTCAAGTGAAATATTAGAGTTTGTTAAAAATTTAAAAACACCGTTTGCACCGAGAGACTATCAGTTAGAAGCATTTGCACATGCAATCACAAATGAGAGGTCATTGCTTCTATCACCAACGGCTTCTGGCAAGTCATTTATTATATACTTAATAGCGAGATATTATGATGTACGCACTCTTATTATTGTTCCAACTACTTCTTTGGTTCATCAATTATCCTCTGATTTTTGTGAATACGGTTTTGACTCTGCTAGAAATATTCATAGAATCACTGGTGGTGTTGATAAATCAAGCGATAAACAATTTACAATCTCAACATGGCAATCGCTATACAAACTTCCTAAAGACTATTTCGAACAATTTGAAATGATCATAGGTGACGAAGCTCATTTATTCCAAGCAAAGTCACTTACTAAAATTATGGAAAAAACTATAAACACCAAGTATAAGTTTGGTTTCACAGGAACACTTGACGGTTCTTTAACAAATCAAATGGTATTGGAAGGTCTATTTGGTCCCGTTCATAAAGTAATATCTACTGCTGAACTGATAGAGAAAAAACACTTAGCAGACTTTAAAATTAAGTGTATAGTACTAGATTATACAGATGCAGAGAAACAAGATGCCAAGAAGTTTTCGTACCACGATGAAGTAGACTTTCTTGTAAGAAATGAAAGAAGAAATAAATTTTTATGCAATTTATGCACTAATCTTGAAGGAAACACACTAGTACTATTTCAATTTGTAGAAAAGCATGGTAGACTACTATATCAAATGATGAAGGATGCAAATAATGATAGAGAACTTATGTTTGTATTTGGAGGTACTGAGGCTGAAGATCGTGAACAAGTTAGAAGAATTACTGAGCAAAGCAAAAATGCTATTATTGTTGCTTCTTATGGAACCTTTTCAACAGGCATCAATATTCGTAATCTTCATAATGTCGTGTTTAGTTCCCCAACCAAGTCTCGCATAAGAACACTACAATCTATTGGTAGAGGTCTCAGAAAGTCGGATACAAAAACATCAGCAGTGCTATACGATATAGCCGACGATCTTAGATGGAAGTCACATGTAAATTTTACGTTGAAACATTTGATGGAACGTGTTAATATATACAACAGTGAAAATTTTGACTATAGAATGTATAATTATAAGGTATAGATATGCCAGTATTCGTTTTTACAATGCAGAATGGAATAACATTAGTAGCAGATTTAATGTCTGAAACTGATGATGCGTTTATAGCTAGATCGCCATTAGCTCTAACACCAAACGAAATGGTTAGAAATAATGTTCTAGCACATAAAATAT